AGATAGCTTTATCAGCAGCACTATGCATAACGTATGCAGGTTCTGGACAGAGGGATGATTATTGCACAGCGATGGCAGGTGTATTGTTAAAACATACGGAGTGGAACGTTGATGACATAGATGATTTTGTTTACAAGATTGCGGTAGCAGCAAAAGATGAAGAGTGCGAGAAGAGAAAGAAAAAAGGAACTACACACAAGAAAGCAAATAGAAAATTTGGTATGCCAAAACTTGCAGAGATTATTGGGTGCTCTACAAAAACAATTGCAACATTATTTAGTTGGATAGGTGTGCAAGAAGCAACAAGCGAGGAGGCAAAACAATCTATCGGACAGATAATAGAGTATGGCAGTGATAGATATTTTGTAAAGATAAACGCTGTGGTGCAGGGCGAGGCTGTTGAAAAGACAATCACGGTTGACGGACCAACACTTAGAAACAAAAAATTATTCTATGATTCTGTAATCAGTAAAGCATCTGTGTGGATACCAGAGATGAAGGCTGCAGACTTTGAAGAGATCATGCGTAGAAAGTATGAGGCAAGAGAAAAATCAAATAACTATGTTGAGGAAGCTGAAGAGGATCTAAGATTTGTAAAACATTTTACAAATTATATCGCAGAACAAAAAGCTTACACGAACAAAAAAGAGTTGGCAAACTTTGGATTGCCTTACTACAACATGGAGAGAAATATTTTAGAATTTAATCTAGATAAATTTGAGGACTATCTACACAGACAAAGAATAAATCTAGCACGTGTAGATCTTGTTATAAAATGTCAGAGTGTATTGAAAGCAAAAAAGAAACACGGAAAATTTAATGGTAAATCATGTGTATCATGGCAGATGATAAATCAAAAGATAGATCAAGAAGATTTAATTGTAGAGGGTGAATACCAGGAGATAACAGATGAAACAGCCTAAATTCATATCAGGACCACCAGGAACAAGAAAAACAAGTAAGTGGATTGTAGATAAATACAAAGAATTATTAACGATGTATCCCTACAGCAAAATAATAATACTATCACATACAAATATTGCGGCTCGTGAGATAAGAGATGAAATACTTAAACTACCAGAGATGCAGGGTGTTACAAAGAAAGCAGTTAAATATAATATCTGTACGATACATTCGTATTGTAAAAGCAGATTAGTTGGTCGTAAAGAGGTATTTAGTTATGCGGATCACATGAATCTATCAACAATAGACTCTCTTTTTAAATTACAAAGAGTAACAGAATCAGAGTTTAACGCAGACAAACATAAATTTTATAGATACCTGGCTGATGCACATGGCAAAGGCAATACGTTAAAAGAACATTGGAAGACATGTGATAAGAATGTGTATAAACCATATAGTCTAAACTCTATCGAACAGATGGAGATTCCATACGCACAATATAAACATGACAATCACGTCTGTGATTATGCAGATATGATACAGGAATTTATCGACAAGGCCATTGAGCCAGACATAGATGCTCTGATAGTTGATGAGGCGCAAGATAGTAACGTGCCACAGAGAGAAGCTTTGAATAAGATGGCAACAAAAGCAAAAGAATATTATTTCGTTGGTGATGCTGACCAAACCATATTTGAATTTGCAGGATCAGATGCAGACTACTATCATAGACTATCAAAAGATGCAGAAGAGTTGAAACAAGGGTGGCGATGTGGACAGACGATAACTAATTTATGTAAAAGAATTATCAAACCTATATGGAAAAGCTATGGGTATGAAAGAACTTGGAAACCAACAGATGTGATAGGCAATCATTATTATCTACCTGGTCTGGATAAAAGATGTAGTGCCATGACTGCGTTGCTAGATAAAATAAAAAATACGAACGAGACTTTTTTATTTACCTATCGCGGCACGCCATCTGATTCATGGGTCAAAAAATTTTTTAAACAACAGGGTATAGAGTTTGCACACGTAGGGAACACGGCCCACGTACCAAAGAAAGAATTACGATGCCACAAACTGTGGCCAGACTTTTGCAGTGGCACACCAATGCCACTGAAACAGATAAAAGATTTCTGGCAATACATGGGCAGCAAGGTGATAGTTCACGGCAAAGGTGGTGAAACTTTTGATGAGTGGGTTGATAGAGAATATACTCTAGACTACATGATATATCACAAGTATCTAAAACAGGACGCAGGTAAAGAAAGAGACTTTGCATTGATAAGAAAGAAGACAGATCCCGATAGATTAATCTACATTAGAAAGATTCTAAACAAGGGTTTTGATGATGGAGAGGTAAGAGTAAAATACGCGAACATACATACTGTGAAAGGTCTGACGTTTGATAATGTTGTTGTTGATCTGACAGCGACAAGAGAAGAGGATTATTTTACACAACTCAGATTAAAATACGTTGCGTATAGTCGAGGCAAGTTTGATTGTTGGACTGTGGCATCACAAGGTAAGTATACGTTAGGAAATAGAACAAGACTTACGACAACAGAAGTTGACAAATTGTTAGGAAGAAAATGAAAAAGAAAAATGTTTGGGACAAACAGCACGGCGGGAATCACTATCAAAAGTATGTCATACAGCCGAGCAAGTTTGTAGTTGAGAATAAGTTGTTATATCCTGAAGGTTGTGCTATAAAATATATCATACGTCATCAGGACAAGAATGGTAAGGAAGATTTATTGAAAGCGATACATTTTATAGAAATGATCATAGAAAGAGATTACAATGTGTAAACATCCAATCGACTTAGATTTAAAAAATGTAGACACAGTTGCGGTTGATATAGAAACATACGATCCTAATCTTAAAACAAAAGGCTCGGGTGCAATACGTAATGATGGTTTCATATGTGGAATTGCTGTTGCAACAGGAAAAGAAACTGCATATTTTCCATTACGTCACTCTGATATATTTACAGATTTTAAAAGAGATGAAAAGATATGGGATGCTCTTAATGAAAAAATATTTCAAAATGAAAACATTACAAAAGTATTTCACAATGCCATGTATGACGTATGTTGGATTAGAGCTGTGACAGGTATGAAGATGAAAGGTAGAATTGTTGATACGATGATAGCTGCGTCTGTTGTTGATGAGAATAGATTCAAATACTCACTCGATGCATTATCAAAAGATTATCTTAACGAAGAAAAATATAAATACGATCTACAACAAAAAACACTGGAGTGGTCTGGTGGTACAGTGAAGGACCCGATGACTAACATGCACAAACTTCCTGCATCCATCGTAAAAGAATATGCAAAGCAGGATGTAAATTTAACTTACAAGTTATGGAATCTTTTTGATAAAAAAATTGACGAAGTATTATACATTAAAGATGACGGAGAACAAAAAACTTGTAGACAAATATTTGAATTAGAAACAAAATTATTTTTATGTTTAGTTGACATGAAATTTAAAGGCGTTAGAATAGATGTCGCAAAAGCGATCGAGTTTGGAAGACATCTTAAAAAGAGAAGAGAACAGATATTAAAAGCAATTGAATCTTTAACAACAGTTAGAGTTGACATCTGGGCTGCAGCATCAATTAAAAAATTATTAGATCACTTGCACATAAAAGATTACAAGGTCACTCCTAAATCTAAGATGCCACAACTGCCAAAAGATTATCTTAAAAAACACAACAATAAATGTTTACGTATGATTGCAAAAGCAAGAGAGTACGACAAGGCAGCAAACACTTTTATAGATGGGTTATTAGAATATGTGCATGAGGGTAGAATACATGCAGATATAAATCAGATAAGATCAGACACAGGTGGCACTGTCACAGGTAGATTCAGTATGTCTAATCCTAATCTACAACAGATACCGGCAAAAGGTTTTATAGGTCAAAAGATGAGAGAACTATTTATACCAGAGGATAACTGTAAATGGGCTAGCTTTGACTATTCACAACAGGAACCTCGTATTGTGGTGCACTATGCGATCAAACTGGGTCTACCAGGCACAGAGAGCCTAAAAGAAGAATTTGATAGGGATGATGCAGATTTCCACCAGATAGTCGCTGACATGGCTAATATCTCCAGGAAACAGGCAAAAACAATCAACCTAGGTCTGTTCTAT